CGCTTTAGAAATAATGTTGGTGTTTGCATATTCTGTAAACAGGGTGTTCACAAAACTATTGTCTAGTCCTTGGTCTTGAACTAGACCTCTTGCGGCAATGATCGCTAGGTGCTGTGACATCTATTACCCACCACAGATTACTGTGGATTCTCCTGTGGCGTTACTGTGCCCACAGTTATTTGCGTCGCCTATACGAGTCACACCTCTACCACCAGCAAACACAGTGCCACTATGCCCCACTACTACAGGAGCACAATGAGGTGCACCTACAGGAATACACGCCGCATCTGGTGTTAAGACTGATCCCTTAACAGCGCAGGCGTTTCCGCTTATTATTACATTTTCAATTACATTAGACTGTATTACACCATTTGCAGTATTAATGTCACTTCGTCTGGATACTGGCGGCACTTACATCTCCTTTGGCTATCTGTATACCCGATGTGCCTTGTATATAACTATCAGCGGCGTCTTTGGCAGTAGTACCATGAAACACAATATGCTGATTTTTTAGCACTACTGTATTTATTTGCGCTGTCATGCCCATTGGTATCAAAGCCATTCCTTGTTGACTTGGCATCAGTGAGAGAGGTTTTTCTACTTCAAACCCTTCTTCTTTACACTCTACAATTCTAGCAATACATTCCTGTCCTGTTACTAACATGAAAGTTACAATATCACCTTTGTCGTACTGTGGTTTGTTAATTAGCATTTAGTTCCTCAATTCTCTGTTTAATAACTTCTAATGGTGCTTTTGCAAGTCCTTGGTAACCACCTTCTACAAGTAGTTGTCCTTTTACATACAGTTGTGGCACTGTCTTGTGACCCTCTGCTAAAACAAACTGCTTTGCTGATGAGTCTTTAATAATATTAACTTCCTCGTATGGGATGTTGTTTTTCTCCAGTAGTGCCTTTGCCTGAGAGCAGAAAGGACAATGGTCTTTTGTATATAATGTAATCATAAGAATTTTTTCACCTTTTCAAATACTTCATCAAAGTTTGTAATAACTTCTTCGTTGTTATCGAACACAATGCTGTCCTCTAAATTAGGACAAGCATCACATATACAGTTGTATTCGTCTGCTGAGCAGTCAGCAATATTGTCGATATGTGTGTAAGTATAACGCTTTTGTTCCATAAGAGCAACATCACGTTGCGTCATAATCCAGTTACCTAGTAGCTCGTACTCACTAAACCATTTAATGTTTGGTGTAGGAACACTGTCTGGATCTTCAGGAACATTATTAATTATCGCATCAAAAGGATCGCAGTTATTTCTTTCAATAAGAGCGTGTTTAAGTTTCAGCCAGTCCTCTTTATAAACAGGCATAAACTCTGTGACAAAACTATGAGGTACTTGACGTTCTATACCTAATGCATTTTGTAATACTTGGTAGTAACCCGGACTGTGTGTTTCGTTAGGCAGTATAAAATACTTGAGTAAGTCACCTTCCCATAAGTTGTACGGGTTTATACAAAATGTATCAGGGTCTTGTATGAGGATTACGTCTGCATCTATGTAATCTAGACTAGCAAGTTTGAGTGCTTGTTGATATAACCAACTATTGCGATAGTCTCCAGGGATCCACCAGTTACGCACAGATGGATATAGACTATCCATCTCACCATCAAACACATATTTAAATTCTGATGTGTCTAGGTACTTAGATAAAACTCTATCTAAAAATGGATTGTCTTCTGTAGTTTCACAATTTGTGAATATGTACGTTTCGTCTATACCCTGGATATAGTGGTCAAACTGTAAACTTAAGCAAGTATGTGGTATTCTATAGTGTGCAACAAATAACGCTCGTGCAACCTTCACAAAGTCATACCTTTGAAGGTATCTCCGTCAACGTCTTGTTTTGTGCCACCAATTACATAACTACTAAGTTCTACTTCTTGTGGTGCTACTTGTACTTCAGCACCAGCAATCCACTTCTGTGTCCACGGCAGAGGATTGCTTTGTCCTACTCTGTATGGCGACTCTACACCAATAGCAGTCATGCGCTTGTTGGCTAGCCATTCAACATAGTCTGTAAGTAGTTGCTTGTTAAGACCAATCATTGATCCGTCTTTAAACAAGTATTCTGCCCAAGCAGTTTCTTGTTCTACAGCATCTGTAAATATTTTCTGTATTTCTTGTTCGCACTCTTTCTTAATCTTAGCAAAGTCTTTGTCATCTGTTGGCAGTAACTTTAACAATGCTTGGGTACTTGCAAGGTGTACATTTTCATCACGAGCAATAAACTTAATAATTTTAGCATTGCCTTCCATTTTTTTAAGTTCAGCAAATGCCCAACTACATGCAAATGAAACGTAGAAGCGAATACCTTCTAATGCGTTAACACTATTGAGAGCAAGCCATAGTTTCTTCTTAAGTTCGTACTTGTCTATCTTATATGACTTTCCATTTACTGTATGGTCGCCTTCGCCTAATAGGCTATAAAACTGTGAGTAGGTAATAAGATCATCGTAGTACCCTGTAATCGCTTCTGCGCAGGTCACAATCTCATTAATATCAGTTAGCCCATCGAATACTTTTGCAGGATCGCTATACACATTACGAATAATATGTGTGTAACTACGACTGTGAATAGTTTCGTTAAATGCCCAAGTCTCTATCCAGGTTTCAAGTTCTGGAATTGTGCATAGAGGCAAAAATGCTAGATTAGGCGAGCGACCTTGTACACTGTCTAATAGGATTTGTCTTTTAAGGTTACTGGTAAAGATGTGTTGCTCATGCGCAGTTAAGTCTTTAAAGTCTTTGGCATCACGCATGACATCAACTTCTTCTGGTCTCCAAAAGAAACCTAACTGTTTGTCTGTAAGTTTTTCAAACTGTCTGTACTTTACTGTATCGTATCGTTGTATACCACTACCACCTTTTGGATCCAAGAAAGCCAATGCCTTAAGGTGGTTGTTGTTTTTCTGAATGTTAAAAACGCTCATTATTATATCCTATATTACGCAACTCTCACAGGCTTCGTCGTCGACTTCACCGGGTTGCAGTTCCTCTAACTTATTCACATCTATTTCACCTTGACCATCATAGGTGTTGAAATAGTATAACTGCTTGCCACCATACTTGTAAAACATCATTAGATGCTTTAACATGTCGCTCATTGGTATCTTTTCATCTTCGTACCACTGTGGATTGTAACTGGTATTAACACTAATACCCTGATCGATATACTTCTGTAGAACTGCCATAATCTTCAAGTAACCACTTGGGTCTCTTTGATCCCATAACAATTCGTATTTATTTTTTAGTCTGCGATACTCAGGTACCACTTGTTTTAACACACCGTCTTTACTTTGTTTTACACTAACATAACTGCGTGGTGGCTCAATGCCGTTAGTAGCATTACTAATCTGTGCAGATGTTTCTGCAGGCATAAGTGCCATTAGTGTAGCGTTTCTAATGCCATGCTGTTTAATCTCTTTGCGTAGGTAGTCCCAGTCAAACTGTCTTTGCTTGGGCTCTACTAATTCGTCAACATCACGTTTGTATGTGTCAATAGGAAGTATGCCATCTGCATACTTCAAGTTATCAAAGCCTTCACACTTACCTTGTTCTTTGGCAAGTTCCATACTGGATCTAATTAAGTAATAACTCCAGGCTTCTGCGTACTGGTCTACTAGCTCTAGTGCTTTGGGATCACTATAACTTGTATCGTTCTTTGCTAACCAGTATGCTAAATTAATGATACCAACACCTAATGGTCTGTATTCACGTGTGGCTTCTTCTGCCGCTCGTACTGGATATCCTTGATAACTTAGTAGTGCATCTAGTCCACGTACTGCTAGTCTACAAGGCTTCTCAAAATCTTCTGGAGATTTAATTGCACCCCAGTTGATAGCACTCAGTGTACATAGGGCAATCCTACCTTCTGGATCCTCAAAACTTGTAAGTGGTTTAGTTGGCAAGTCGATTTCGCAACATAAGTTACTTTGTTTAATTGGTGCTACTTCTTGCTTGAACGGTGAATGTGTATTTGCATGATCCACGTTCATTAAGTAGACACGCCCTGTGTCTTTACGCTCCTGCATAAAGGCAGTAAACAAATCAATTGCTTTGATCTTCTTCTTGCGAATGCTTGTCTTACGCTCTGCCTGCTCATATAACTCTTTAAAACGGTCTGCGTTAGCATAGAATGCTTCGTACATTTCCGGTACATCATTGGGCGAAAACAGGGTAATATCTCCCCCTTGGATAAGCCTTTCGTACATTAATTTGTTAAACTGAACGCCATAATCCATGTGGCGTACTCTATTGTCCTCTGTGCCTTTATTGTTCTTTAAAACTAATAAATCTTCTACTTCCAAGTGCCAGATAGGATAATATAGTGTTGCCGCTCCGCCACGCACACCACCTTGGCTACATGATTTAACAGCACTTTGGAATAACTTGTAAAACGGAATAACGCCTGTGTGATAAGCATCACCGTTACGCACTGGCGAATTAATAGCACGGATACGTCCCGCACCAATACCAATGCCTGCTTTTTGTGATACGTATTTTACAATAGCACTGGCTGTTGCGTTAATGCTGTCTAAACTGTCATCAGTTTCTACTAGCACACAACTACTAAATTGTTTTTGTGGTGTACGCACACCTGCCATAACAGGAGTAGGCAAACTAATTAAGTGGTTACTGATAGCATCGTAGTAATCATGTACCCACTGTAGTCTATCCTTTTCGTAGTCTTGGAATAGTGTTGCCGCAATTAAAATATATGCAACTTGTGGTGTTTCGTATAACTGTTTTGTTACACGGTTTTGTACTAGGTACTTGCCTCTAAATTGTTCCATAGCAACGTATGTGAAGTGTTCATCACGCTCGTGCTTGATGTAACTGTCTAACTTTGCCCACTCTTCTTCAGTATATGCTTCTAGCAGTCCGCTGTCGTAATAACCACGTTCTACATTTTTCTTTACAATGTCAATCAGTGTCCAAGGCTCGTACTCGTTGTAAACTTGTTTTCTAATATGATAGTTAATTAATCTACCAGCAACATACTGATAGTTAGGTGTCTCTTCTGAAATTAAATCTGCCGCACTTTTAATAAGTGTTTCTTGAATGTCGGCTGTTTTTATTCCATCATAAAATTGTAAACTGGATTTAATTTCTACTTCGCTTGCGCTTACACCTGTAATGCCTTCAGTTGCCCACATGACAACTTTGTGCATCTTCTCGATGTTTAAGGGCTCTTTGTGTCCCTCTCTTTTAGTAACTAAGATTTCGCTCATTGATTCCTCATAGGTATTGTTCTAGTTGTAGGTCCTTAGCGAAGTATTGACACATCACTCTTAAATCTGGACTAACATGTTTTTTATTTACTATCTCCATCCACTCGTAATTAAGTATATATTTTCCATCGTCAATCGATACTATATAGCGATACTCTCCGTTCTCAAGCCCTATCTCAACACTATATGTATGTTCATTATGTCCGCTTAGATACAAAGTATATAGGATTCCAAGACACTTTGCAAGTTCATCATAGCCAGAGTCTTCTAACAATTCCCAAGGGTCTGGCCACATCTTTGTAGAAGTGTAATCCATCCAGTTACTAATAATAGGAGCATAAGACCACAACTCTAACGTGTCCTTAAGTGCTTGCTCGAAAGGTTTGTTTTCTATTTGATGTCTAAAGGCAGCCCATTCACGGATGCGCTCCGAAGACTTTTGGTACTGCCAAATCATTAATAAAGATATCTAATTGAGTATTTCATTGTGGCATTGTTGCCAGTTGATGTTGTTGCATAGTTAATGGTACTTGTGTTAGTAGCAAATGTAACTGTTAGTGTTACACCCGTTGATGAGTCTTCTGAGAAGTCATCGCTATAACCAACACTTGTACCGTGACCTATTCTTAATGTTCCTGTTCTGTATGTTGTGCCACGTACAATGCTATAATCTATAATAGCACCGTGTGTATATTTGCTGTCAGCAAGAGTAATACCTGTTGTTGTAGTAGTTGTGTTATCAAGTAAAGTTACTGACTTGCCTGCTTCTTGTCTGTGCGCACCGTACTGAATACTGTGATCAGCAATTATACCGTAACTTGATAAGTTATTACTTTGTATTCGAGGTTGGACAAGATCATCTGTGTCGTTTCTTTCGAAATGATCACCTATGCTGTAATTGCCTGCAGATGCAAACTGTATTACTGGAGCCGTCTGGTTACCCGCACCATTGTAAGTGTTTCCTACTTCATAGAAATAGTTGAATGCTGATACTATATGTTTGATTGTAGAGTAAGTATGTATAGCACTATTAGATATTCTATCAAAATGGCTATGTGAAACTTTTAGTCCTCTTGGTCCTTCGTCCTGTGGTGAAGATCCTGTTAAATTCTCACCTACTTTAATGCCTTTGAAAAGCTCATCAAAGTGACTTGCGTTAATTACTATGTTTCTACAATTATAGTCTAATTCTAAACCAAATGTGTTATTAGTAAAGTAACAGTTTTCAAAAGTAATATGTTGACTAATTAAAACGGCTGTGGACTCAATCAATACGTTTGCTTTTGCATCTGTAACAGTGGTAGGTAATGTTAAGTTACCTTTAAACTTAACGTCATCAAAATGAACATGTTGTGCAGAGCTAAGTAGAGCAACATGGTTTGTTGTGCTATTCCAAAATGTACAACCAGATACTTCAATATACTGTGGTCTTGTGGCGGCGTTTGTAGCAATACCAGCATCTGTCTGTTGTAGACTATCTGCTAATTTAAAAACGTAATCTTCGCCACTGTCTGTTTGTTTAATAATTGTTGACTCTGCACCTTCACCAACAATCTTAGCGTAGGTTGGAATCTTAACAACATCACCAGTGATCTTGTAAACGCCTGCCGGAAAGTATAATGCTCTACGAATTTCTTCATTTACTTCTAAACAATATAACTGATATAACGCTCTGTTGATGGCTGCTGTGTCGTCTGTGGTTCCATCTCCCACGGCACCAAAATCTCGCACACTTACGAAGTCATCAAACTTACGTTGTAGTGTTCTCTCTATGGGAGAACTAGAACTTGTGCCGGTTGTTACTGTATAGCCAGCGGCTTCGCCTTTGTATGTGTATGTTTGGCTTGTGTTTAGTAAGTCACTAAACTCTGTAAGGATCTCTGTGTTACCCAATATAGGTGCACCTTCTTCAAGTGTACCATTACCAATGTATAGTTTTCTATTGTCTACTGACCAACCAAGTTCAGCCGCTGATAGTTGTGGTAAGTTATCTGAAGTTCCACGTCTATGTTGTATGCGGGATATTTGTAATATTGCCACGTTTAGAGTCCTTAATAAATGTGTTTTACTTATTTATTATAAAATTGCTCTACTCTATCCCACCATTTGTTTTTCCAGAACTCTAATTCGTCACCTTCTATCTCAAACTGTTGGTAGGTTAGATCTCTGCTACACATTAGAATTACACCACGCTTTATTTTAGTTTCGTGTATTTTATCGTGGGCGCAAATATACGCACTTAATTGCAGGAAGTAATCCTCAATCCATTCACGTTTTTTAGGCTTATTAGATTGCTTAAAATCGAGAACAGCAGGCTCACCTTTAAACATACCCACACAGTCTGTAGTGCCTGCATAGAGTCCTGAGTAGTATAAAGGTACTTCAACACCCCAACACTCATTCATGTCTTTTAAGCCAGTGTCAATTACTACACGAGCCATCTTATCTGCTTGCTGTTGTATTAGGTTACTGCCTGGTTTGTCTAGTGTGCCTAGACAATACTCTTCCAGTTTCTTGTGCATTACTGTACCAACATTGGCGGCTTCAGTAACAATCTGTTGCGCCTTGGCTTCGCCTACACGTTTTTTCCAGTTAAGTAGTGCCTGCATCTTTTCAGCAGGTTTAGTTTTGTCGAGAATAGTAGTTACAGATGGAACAGCATCCCCTTCTGGTGTGAGGTAATGTCTTTTTCCGTCTATGTTTTTCCTACTGATTGTTTTGTATTCGTAGCGTTCTGTTATCATTGATTACCAGGTAATTTGCCAATAAAGCTCAGTACCTGTTGTTGATTTGCGGACAATATCATATCCTAGTTTTTGAAAATGCGAGATGACTTCTGCCATCTGCTCGGTTTTTACTGCGTCAGTTGTTGTACCTTGCCAGGCTGTATAGTATGCTCGCCCAGTTGAATCAGCATTGGTCATTACGCTACCAGTAATAGTAGTACCGTTAATAGTAACAGTAGTTGAACTTGTAGCAGTTATAGTGAATACACCTGAACTAATTGCGCTTAGTACACGTTGTGTTAAGATTGCAATCTCGCCTGCAACTACTGCGTTGCCTTGCGATTGTTCACGTGCGTTTGCTGATGTAGGTAAAAATGCCATGCTAGTAATCCTTTAGTGTATTTATTTAAAAGTAACACTTTCTCCACATCCACAACTTGCTATTTCATTTGGGTTTAGGAATACTAGTTTATTGTTAAGTCCTTGTACTTGCATGTCAACTGTTGTGCCGTCAAGCCAGTCCTCATGCTCGGGCTTCCAAGTATATGTTATTTCACCTTGCTTGCTAACTTTATACCCTTCTGGTACTCCATCTAGCCAGTCAAGTTGGTAACTATAGCCTGTACAGCCTTCTTGTTTAAAACTTATTTGTAGTGTTTTGTTGTCGCCTACGTACTTGTAAAAGTGATCGTATGCTTTGGGTGTGAATGTAATCATGTCTTTATTATAACAGATTACTGTCTACGATTCAATGCCCTTTTAGCCATTTGGTTAACTTTAACTTCTGGTGGCATATTGCCTCCGCCTGGTTGAAGTTCGGACATTCCACCGTCGAGGTTTAGAGTAATCATGTTACCCTCTACGTTTTTAATTAGGTTTCTTATTGTTGGGTTGTTAAACAACTGTGTAATACTAGCAGAATCTATGTGTGTGCCAGTGTTAGCAACCATTTTAACTAAACTGTCTACAGTAATGTTTGGTTGCAGGTCTCGGTCACTTGCTCTGCCTTTTAAGAACTCGAGAACAGAAGCCAGTTTTGCAACCAGCTTCTGATCATTTTCATGCAACTCAGAAAAGCGCATTAGCGCATCTCTCTGCCGACTGGCTCTTCCTCTTCAGGTTCCATTACAGGCTCTTCTGCAGGTAACTCGTCCATAGCAGGTTCTTCTGCAGGCATCTCACCAGCCATTGCAGGCTCAGGACCTTCACCAGTTAATACTTTACTAGCATCATCTAGTGCTGTCTTAGCGGCTTTCATAGCATCTAGCAAACCTTGTAATGTAGCACTTGCACTAGCAACATACTGTGTGCCTTTGCCCTCACCCATTTGGTCATTAATGCTATCGCCTAATGGTGGTAAATCTTCATTAAGCATTTCGCCTAAGTCTTCTACCATGCCTTGTAGTCTGTCAGTAATATCTTTAGCGGCTAATAATGCTTCAGCAGTTTGAAGTTCACCTTCAACTACTACTTCTACTTTACTGTCTAACCATTCAGTTACACTTTCTTTTACCATTAAAAGTTCCATGTAACGTGGGTTCTTCTCAGCAGAGTGGAATGCACTACTGTTGCGGATTTTTGTTAATCCTGACTCAATAGTTTCTAGTAAGCCTTCGGCTTTTTGTACTGTCATTTTGTTAAAGTTGACAGCAAAGCCAAATCTGCTTTCCATAACTTTTGTTGTGTTCTTTTTCTTTAAGTCGTTAAGTTGCATTTTAAGAATTCCTAAATTTAATTGTATTTAGCCAGAAAGATTGTTTTCTTACATTCTTGTTCTGTGCGTTGTTTATGTGGGAGTGCCTGAGTGTACCTAGCATAGTACAAAAAGAACTTATCTTTATCATCTTCTTTGTAATACTTTGTTAGTCTCTGTTTATAATGCTCAACGTCATGTGAGTAGTTTTCTAGTTTATGGTCTAATATAGCAATACTGTTGCAACGATCCATGTTACTTAGTTGGTAATAACTTGCGTAACAGACTGCATGTTTTTGTTTGTAAAAACGATGGCGAGTGCCGCCAGGCAGTGTTATCATATACCCATTTTGGTCTTTCTTAACTTCTAACTGCCCTACCATGAGGCTATCTCTACCTGATGACCAAAGTAGGGTAGGATTCTTAGTTAAGAGTTCAGGGAGGTGTTTATCAGTAAACTGTTTAAGTTTTTTGGCGGCTTGACGTTTCACTTTGTCTATGCGAGTACTTTAATAATAAGTGCTAGTAAAGCGGTAGATAGTACGCCTATTACGCCACCAGCAATAGTAATTAGTCTATTATTGATTGACCGTGTAATTTTGTTCATATCCTCTTTTATACCGAGGACGTGAGAGGATAAGGAGTCCACACGTGATTCTAGTGTCTTAATATTTTTATTCAATTCTTCGTACCTTTCGGCACATAAATCTACGTGAGCCTCGAGAGATTTCTTCTCGATTGTTTGGGACTTAATTGCCACTACTCTTATCTCCTAGTTAGAGTTAATGTAAAATCCATTGCCAAAATAGTCGAGCCTAAGTAGTGCCAGTGTGCCTAAAAATGCCTTAATTAATGTGCCATAACCACTCGTATTTAGTACCTTTATGTACGGACTTTAAAGTATGTGTTTATCCCTAATTGCAACATGGGAATATCTATACTAGCAGTTTCATGTAGTCCTAATATAATAGGTATGTTTTGGCTGTCTTGTTCAAGTGCGGCTACAGGATTGTTGCCTTGTTTATAAACATCAGGCTGTTCTGCACTAAAACTAAAACGCCATACATCCTGTATGCTTTCCTTATCTTCAAATTCGTAAAGAGACAGGTTTTGTTTTCTTAGACGTCTTGGATCTTCTAAGTATACGGGTTGTCCACGTAAACTAATAACTTGTATTAGTGTTTCGTAGTTTCTTTGTTGGTTGCGACTACGAGTCCATGTCACTTCGTCGTTAATAATTTGGTCAGCATCATCTAAGAACATTGGCATGCCTTCTTTATAGTATGCAACAACTCCGGTCCTAGTTATGTCTACTAGTGTGTAGCAGTCTACTAGTCCAGCACCTTTGGCTTGGTTACTTGCTGAACTATAACCGTGTGCTTTACTCATATGAAAACTTGCCTTCGAACGGTTCAGGGTTTTCGTTATGTAACGGGTCTATGTGTTTAAAATACCTTGCCCATTGCACACACTCATCTAAATTAGGATGTATGATACAATCTATCGTTGTGTAGTTAAGCATTTCTGCAGTAACGAATCTGTTACATCCCATTTTTACACCC